GACTGAAGAATTGAAAGATACTGATAAAAGATTTTATATTCCCAATGATGATAAGTATGGTAATGGCATTGCAGAAAAATATAATTGGGCAGTTGAAAATATTATACTTAAGTCCGATGATGATGTAATTTGTTTCCGCCATAATGATTCTGAAATTAGAACGGAAGTTGATTTCATTGAACATGCTGTTAGAAAAGCATGGTCAGACGGTTGTGGTGTCTGTGGAGTAATTGGAACTATTATGCTTGAAACAAGTTGCACTTGGTGGGCGCCTAATCGTCCTCTTCAGACCTCAGGATATATTATTCAAGGTGGAACTGATTATGTTCGTGATGATAAAGGAAACATCATGAAAGATAAAGATGATAAACCTTTGACAAAACGAATTGAATATCCAATGTCTGAACATCCAGGATATCATGATTATCTTGCAACAGTGGATGGATGTTGTTTTTGGGTAAATAAGGAAATGTTTAAGAAAGGCATTAGATTTGATACTAATTTGAAAGGATATCATTTCTATGATACTGATATTTGCTGTCAAGCACTCGCAAATGGATATAAAGTCGCTTGTATCAATGCCATTGTGAAACATGAAAGTCAAGGAATTCCTCCAACTAACATGGAAGAACTTAGACAAGTATTTTTCAATAAATGGAATGCAAAGATTGACAGTTGGCCTATTTCACGTCTTACGAAATTTCATTAATTATGTTTGAAAAAGATTTTGAAAAGATCTGTAAAGCATATCCAGAAATTGATTGGAGCCTTGCAGGAAATAATGAAGCCGCGCTTTTCACTGGAAAAGTGGGTAATGAAGTCGTCGTTAATCTTATTATGCCACAGAATCAATTTGTTCTTCATAAAGACATTATGGAGAAGATTTCAAATAGGCATTCATTTACTGGTAAGACAAAATGGTTGATAGACAACAATACTGTGCTTATGAGTTTTGAAGATAATAAGTCTGAATTGGGAAATATTCTTAAGTTTGTATCAAAAGACCTAAAACAATATTATATTGATAAAAAGAAGGAAGAAATTAATGCCGCGAAAGAAAACTACAGAAGCCTCTCAGTCAGTTTCTGCAACTGAGCCTGTTGAAAAGAAAATAGGTCTGTTTGATGTGCTTGAAATGATCCAAGGAAAAAGAATTCCTTGGGAAGAACTTGATGATGGGTATAAAGAGGCATATTCTCAATTTATGATAAACCGATTTGTATCGTCAATTGAGTTTCTTTGTCCATTAATTAGTGAAATTTCAGCATTGAAGTCATTGACAAATGAACAACATTATTATATTTTGACACATGCCATTCCGACTGGAAGAAAATTGTGGTTCAATTATAAAGCATTTAAGAAAGAAAAACAGGATAAGGATGAAGAATTTCTTATCTGGGCTATATCAAAAGAATATGAAATAGGAAAAAGGGAAGCAAAAACATATATTGAATTGCTTACTGATGATGAAAAAGCACAATTAAAGAAAAAATGGGAAGAGCCTTACACATATAATAAATAATTAAAATTTGTTTTTCTATATAGAGGAATAAGATGGCTCATAAAACATTTAAAGAATTGATTTCAGAAGCATCGGTTGGTTCTAAAGACATTTGGCGTGCTACTGAGAATATAATTAAGTTTATTGAACGTAATTTAGGCAAAAATTTCAAGGAAATTGATGGACAAGAATATGCTAATAATGATGGCACATTCTTTGGTTTCCTTTATATCTCGCCTGATGATAATTCTGCTATCCGTGTTAACTGGAATGGAACAACATTCTATTCAATTAACTGGTGGGACAATTACGCTGAAGAACTGGCACCTGCAATGGAAATTTTTACAGGTAAGATTATTCCTGGTCAGTCTTCCTTTGCCCGCCTTCTTCCCGAAATTGTTGAAATTTTGAAAAATGGCGGTGTTGAATCCGATGAAGATTCTGATGAAGACCTTGAAGAGCCTGAAGGCGAAGTCAATGAATCTTTAAATGAAGATGTTGAATATAATGGACAGATTTATAAGTCAAGGGTTGAAGTTGTCAAGGCAATGTATGACGCTGGTGATTCCATTGATGAAATTAAGTCTGTTGTTGGCTATCCTCCAGGACACATTCGTAAATTGATTGCTAAGTATACTGGTGAGGCTGAACCTAAAACATCTGCATCTGGCAAAATAAAGGTTCTTGGCGGTAAGGCTGAAACAGTTCTTCCTAGTAAATCCGCAAAGAAAGCACAGGAATTGTTAAACGATACTGAATATGCAGATCCAGATATCGTTTTTAAAGAGCTTGAACAGTTTACATCACTTGTAGGTAAGGGATATCTTAGTGCATTGATGATAACTGGTCAGGGTGGTATAGGTAAATCATTCACAGTCGTTGATGTTTTGAAGAAATACGGTGCCAAGGGTGAAGATTATGTGATTATGAAAGGTCACTGCACTCCTGCTGCAATGTATAAGTTCTTGTATAATCATTATAACAAGATCTGCGTCTTTGATGACTGCGACTCAATCTTCGAGACTGCTGATGGTATGAATATCCTTAAGGGTGCATTGGATTCAGGCGATCCTAGAGAGATTGCTTGGACTACTAAGGGTAGTGACATCGTTGATACATTTGGTATTGAAAACCACAACGAGATTGAAGCACGCCTTGCTGAATATTCTGGTTCACACGGTGGTAAAGAAGGAACGCCTTCATACTTTATCTTTGAAGGTGCTGTAATCTTTATCTCTAACCTTTCTAAGCAGACAATTTATAGAAAGGACCGTGCTATCCTTTCTAGATGTACATGCGTTGATGTTACATTGACTGCTAAGGATGTCGTTAAGAGAATCCAAACCGTCCTTCCGCACATCAAGATTTATTCAGCTCTTAGAGGAAAAGGTAAAGGTGGCGGTAGAGATATCACTGATGAAGAAATTAAGCAGGAAGTGTTTGAATATATTTCATCTGATGAATTCTTAGAGAATCCAAGGATGAGAGGTAAGGAACTTAACTTCCGTGTATTCATTCAGGCATATCTCTATCGTTACGGTGGTTTGCCCGATTGGAAGATGCTTGCTCTCAGAGCTGGCGGGTAATATAGAAAAACAATTCTTTTAGAAAGAGGAAAGAATTTTTATTCTTTCTTCTTTTTTCATTGTAAATTTTATTATATTTGAATTATGAAATTAGATATTAAGAAAAAGACATCAACAACAAATACAACAGTTTCTAAAAATAGAAAGATTGAGTATATTGTTATTCATTACACCGCAGGTATTTCTTCTGTAAAAGGAAAGGCTGCCTCAACCGCAACATATTTCTCAAAAGAAACTACAAAGGCATCTGCCGATTTCATTGTAGATGATTCTACTATAGTTCAATATAATCCTGACATTAAGAACAGGTACTGTTGGCATTGTGGTGGAAGCAAATTGAATACTAAAGGTGGAACTTTCTATAAGAAATGCACGAATAAAAATTCTATTGGCATTGAGATATGTTCAAACAACTATACTGGTAAGATACAAGATCCAAATGCATCATCTTGGTATTTCACTTATGGTGCTGTATCTAATGCAGAAAAACTTGTTATTGAATTGATGAAAGAATATGATATTCCTATTTCTAATGTAATTAGGCATTATGATGTAACTGGAAAACTTTGTCCTGGTATTTTTGGATGGAATAATGAATCAGGTTCTGAAACAACCTGGGTTGATTTTAAGAATTCTATCGCTGAAGCAATAAGCATAGATACTGCAACAGTTCCAGTTAATGAATACATTACTTTAAAGAGCAAGTATAATATACTAATGAGTGATTATAATGAACTAAAAGAAAAGTATGATGCTATTGCTAAAATTGTGAATGGGTAGAATATGTGCGTAAAAATCAAAATAAAGAATAAAAGCAGTAGAGATATTCCTGCTGAGATTGCAGACATTATTAGTGAAACATCATTAGATAAGTTGAATGAAATTGCGGCTGATTATAACCTTAAGATTGTTGAAATGACTAAGGAATATAACAAAAAGGGTATTCTTACTGAACAAGAATTTGTAATTGGAGATAGATATGTCAAAGAAGATTAAGTGGGGATTTATTCAACCACTAACTGGTGGATTTGCGATAGGAGCAGAAAAAGCAATTGGTTCTGCACCTGATTGGGTACTTTCATTCCCGGGATTTTGTGGTCATACAGAAAATCCTGATGGCACTGTAAAGAGTGCAATGAATGAATATCATTATTTGACATATATGAAGAAACATGATAAGTTGCCTGCTTACTTGACAATTAATCGTAAGCCTTTTAGTGATTTCATGAAAGAAGACGATCCTTGGCATCCTGAACTGATTAAGAACGAATTCAGTACTACAGATACCATTGATTTCAGCAATACAGACATTGTATGCGCATTGCCAGTTTGTTCTGGATTATCTAACGCCACCACATCAAAAAATGATGAGACATATGCGTTAAGGAACAGCAACATGCAATGGATTACAAAGTATGTTCTGGAACAAATAAAGCCAAAGGCATATATCTTTGAAAATGCACCTGCTTTGTTTGCAGGCAATAATGCTAAAGATATTAGAGAATTTTTGAATAAGACTGCTGAGGAAAACGGATATTCTGTTTCTTACTTTAAGACGGACACATCGCTTCATCATAATGCACAACGTCGTCCTAGGACATTTGTGGTCTGTTGGAAGTGGTATGGAACGGAAAAACAGATGCCTCCTATTATCAATTTTGTAAAGGACGAAATTTCGGTTAAGAAGTTCTTTGAAGAGATGCCTAAATATGATCAGAATGAGGAAATGCCTTTAAGTTGGTGCAATCAGAATATTCTTGATTACTTCAAAGAAGCACATCCTGATGATTATCGTAAACTTTTGAAAGAAAGAACAGGATTTGCACATATCATTGAATGTGGTGAGAAAGATCAGTATATTGAATTCTGTAAGAAGTATGAATGGAAAGATGATGATCCTGAAACTCAGGAAAAGCACCGTGCTTCAATGATTCGTTCTATCAATCACGCAGCAGAAAAGGCTGCAGTTGGTTCTTGGATCTTTGATACTACGACTGCTGTCATTGATGATAGGAAGAAGATTCCTTCCATCATGCACAAAGTCACCACATCTAAGCTTCATCCATATGAAGATCGCCTTTTGACTGTTGGTGAGATTCTTTATTGTATGGGTATGCCTACAGATTTCCATATCTATGGGCAGACATTTGAAAAATCTCATCAGACTGGTCAGAACGTTCCTGTCAATACAGGTAAGTACATTGTATCTGAAGTAGTTCGTGTACTTAATAATTGGGATACTGAAAGAAACAACACTAATGGTAATCAATTCTTTGGCGATGTGTCTAATGTGGAATATGTTGATAATACAAAGCAGACATACTCCGAGACATGCCCGGGAAAATAAAATAATTAGTTGACAAGTTGTTAAAAAATTATTATATTGATACCATACAATTTCAAACCAAACATAAGGAGTAAAATATGAAACTGTATAAAAATCGCTTCGTGATGGACCGTAAAACTGGTCTTACCTTCCGCCTCCTCACATCTGAGGCAACTAAGGACGGCACCGCTCGTCGTCGTGTAGCAACATCTCGAGTAAACACTTCTCCGTATCAGGATGGTGATAAGCTCTGGAGCAACAAGACTCAGATTGCAGAATCTCAGCTGATTCCTCTGAATAAGATTGAAGGTATTATTGCTTTTGAAGCAGAAAAGATCATGCGTGGTAAGAACGCAAGATCCGAACGCGACTTGACCATCCTTGATCTCCATAAGCAGATGCTTGAAGCCAAGGGTCTTTCTCGTGGCGCAGTTGAAGCACTTTATAGTGGTAGTCATTAATCTTTAACAAAGGAACGATATGTGGCGTATAACCAAATATCACTGTGACGAAAACGGAACACCGTATGGTGAACCATTCACATCTGAATGCTATTCTCAGGAACTTATGGAATCTTATAAGAATCCAAAGTTTGTTGAAAAAATTGAAGAATGCATAGAACCAAATACTTTTAAGGTAATTTGGACTAGATAAAGAAAAGGCGTTGGTATTAAATTTTTGAATTTCTTATTACAGTCTTAATCTTGTAGGTTTATTATTTAGTGTTTTGCTTGTTAGACTGATAAGAATTGATTATGATCTTTTTCTGCCTGTAAGATCATATAAATAGAAAACAAAGATACCAACGCTTTTTCTTTTTTCATATATAGAGGAAATAATGATTCTAACTCAGGATAAAGTTTTATTAGAAATTAAAGAAGACAAGACTGCTGGTGGCATCTATATGCCTGAAAAGAAGTCTGGCACTCGTAATTTTACTGTTGTCGCTGTAGGTCCAGGAAGGATGAATCCTTATACTGGTAAGCGCATTCCTATGAGTGTTAAAGTCGGTGACCGTGTCATTGTTGATACAACGATTGCACCTGAACTTACTATCACAACGAATGGTGAGAAAAAGAAATACTATATCATTCCAGAAAAAGAAGTTCAATATATTTTGGAAATAGGAGATAATTAATGAAACTCCTTGATGATAAGATGATTGTTAAAAACTTGACCACAAAAACTGCTGGTGGTCTTGTCCTTCCAGGAATGTTAGTAGCATACACAATGTATGAAATTGTTGCTATTGGTCCTGGACATTATGTTGCGCCTGCCGACACTGTCGTTCCTAATGAAGTGAAGGTTGGCGACCGTGTTCTTATCAATTACGGTTCTTGTAAATCCATCGGCGAACACGAGATTGGTGGCAAGAAAGAAGAACTGTTTATTGTTGATAACACAGAAGAAGCAATTATGATCCTTGAACCTGGTGAAACTATTCTATGAGAACACCAATCATAATTTCTGTTGTAGTATCATTAGTACTTACTTTAGTACTAATGTGCTTTGGTATATATGGAGAAATGATTACTCCTTATGCCAGAATGATTTTGCTTTTTATTGTAAAGTGGGGTCTTGTCCTATTTGGATATTTCCTTGCTTGCTTTTTGCCCTATCGTATTATTGTCGCACTAAAAGATCGTGAAGTTTTAAGTAAAAAGATTATTGAAGAAAACAAAAAGATACTTAAGCATAATGCTGAAGTAGATGAACAAGAACAAGAACAGGAGCTTGAGAAAAAGATTCTCAATGCTTACATTAAAGAAAAGGACAATGTCTAATGGCTACACTACTAGAAGAAGTAAATAAACCTACACACTATCGTTCTCATGAAAGTGGAATTGAGGCGATAGAAGTAACTCGTTGTTTAATCGGAGATCTTTCCAATGCTTGGAAGTATGCGATGCGGTATGACTGCAAAGGCACTCCAAAGAAAGATCTTTTGAAGCTCTGTTGGTATCTTAAGGATTGGTATAATCATTTCCTTGATGAAAACAACAATGACATCGCACAGACGCCTGTTGAACCGTATATGTTTACATCAAAGATGCTTACTATCATTGATAAAGAACCGGTTCCTCAGATAAAGAACATTCTTACTCAAATCTATAGAATCACCATTGATGGTGGTCTTATAAACCCAAAAGCATTCTTAGACGCAGTTGCTGATATTGAAAAGTTTGCGGAAACTTTTTCGTAATTACCAATTGCATTTCCATCAAAAAATTATTATTTTGTAACTATTAATATCAAAAGGACAAAAATGAAAAACAATATTACTATTACTGCCGTTAATGTTCATCCTATTTCAAATGGTATCGCAAACTGTATCGGGATAGCACAGTTTATTATCAATGATTGTGTAAAGGTTACGGGTGTTAAGTTATTCCAGTCAAAGAATGGTTCAAAGCGTTGGATTGTATATCCAAGAAATAATGGAAATAAGCAGAAGAAGTCTTATTTCTATCCATTGAATGATGAAACTGCTTCATACATTCTCGCTGAAATTTCAAAAGCATATGATGCTGCAAATATTGCACCGGCTGAATAATGAAAAAGAAAAGACATTTTCCAGAACCTCCGCAACTTGTTTCTAGAAAGAAACGAGATTTCTTTAAAGCATTAAGTAAGAATCCTAATCTTATTAAAGAAGTAACGGAGATGAATCAATTATCTGCGAAGATCTTAGCAAGTAAAGATAAGATTAGAGCTTTTAATGTTGATGAATGGATTGAAAGATCTTTTTCAATTATTCCGGAAATTTACAATAGTGAAGAAAATCTTGATTTATTAAAAAATTTTGTTAAAACTTTAAAAGAGAGAAATTTAGATGACTCATGTAATGAACGGGAAGGAAGTAACAACTAATGAATTAATTTCAGAAGTTTTTGCTTCAGTCATTGAAGATGTAGATAAGCATTTTGATGAATATGCGAAAATCTATATTAAAGATTATAATGAATTCAATGAAGGCGACTTTGACGCTATCGCAAAATGGAAGCCAAAGATTGTTAGTAAATTGAATACCAAACTTAATAAGCGCGGAATGGTCAAATGATTGATTTTGAAGCAGGAAAGAAATATATTTCTAAGAAAGGTATAGAGTATGAAATCATTGCGAAAGTAAATGATTGTGTTACTCTACAACATTTGAACCGCGTTAGAAAATCAAGAATACATAAATATTGTGGAGTCAATGCAATAACATTAGATTTTGGTGAGGATATGATTTTCGCTGAATCTATTAAACCTATTGAAGACCCTACGATTGAATACGGATATAAAAAACAACAACAAATAATTTCAATTAATAAAGATGGAGAATCATATGTCAATTTGTTCAAAAGACACCAAGCTCACTAAGAAAAAGACTAAGAAGACTAAGACAAAGTCTGAAGAAGCAACTACTACTATGTCACAGAATGGTGTTGAGGCTCTTATTGATGGAGATGCAGAAACCGCAATTGAGCAACACATTAACCCGATGGCAATTCCTGACTACTTTAATAACATCAGGAATAACTATTATGTTGCTAATAGAGTAATTTGGTTGACCGATGATATTGAATGGCCTATCATCACGGAAGTTCTTAAGAAACTTGCTTTTGCTGATGACAAGACAAATGATCCTATCTGGTTGTTTATTGGATCTTGCGGTGGCCTCTGTGATGCAGGCATGGCACTTATTGATATGATTGAGCGCCTGAAGAAAAAGAAGTTGATTGTCAATACAGTCTGTGTTGGTTCGTGCTCTTCTATGGCAGCCATTATCTTAGCATCAGGATCTAAGGGTCACCGTTATGCATATCCTTCTTCTAGAATTATGATTCACCAGGCCAAGATTATGATGGTCGGTGGTTCATATGCAGAAGTAGCAAATGAAACAAAGGAATTGAAATACTGGACTGAAACTATTGCTAAGTCTTTGCAGAAGGTAACGAAGAAGTCGCCTAAAGAAATTGAAAAGGCAATGAGTTACGATAATTATATGTCTGCGTCTGAAGCGAAGAAGTTTGGTCTGGTTGATAAAATTGAAGCAGTAATTCCTTAATTATAAATACATTGAGGAATTAATATGGGAAGCTTTAGAGATTTTTGTAAAAGAACAACTATATCAGAACAGGAAGAACCAGAAATGATTGAAAAACCACAAACTATTAGAAGAGTCGTAGAAAAACGCCGTGCTAATAGAATGCCAAGGCGAGAAGAGGATGTAATTACTGAATCCGAAAATATGATTGCTACTCTTCAAGAAAAGATTGAACAGGTATTCTATCGTTTTGGACTTGCAGGTCTTGAACGAGTTGATGGCGCTATCATCAACTGCGTAAATGAAATGCTTAATCCTGATGGTGTAACTGAATCTGTAAGACCATCTAGAAAGACTTCCACAAGACAGTCTGCAAGAGCTGAATCTAAACCTGCTGCTAAGAAGCCAATGACAGTTCGTGAAATTGCCGCTGCAGCTCTTCGTGATATGCCTCCTATGGATCCTGATCATGAAGTTGGATCTGGTAGTGTTAGTGAAAGCAATGCTGATTATGAACCACCAGAGCCTCCTTCTTATGAACCGCAAGATCCAATGGCTGCTTTAGAAGGCGAACAATTAAATGCAGAAGAAAGGGCTATGTTACAGCAAGCTCTGGCTGAAGCCGGTGATGAAACCGTTGCTGCGCCTGTCCATCGTGATATGTCTGCCCTTTCACTTGCAGCCAAAGCACTTCAGAGCTAATATGAAAAAACAAAAAGAAAAGCCTAAACAGAAAGAATATAAAGACCTTGTTCTTGTTGTTGGTATTGTAAAAGAAGCATTTCCGAATGCAGTATTTGATGTTGAACTAGAGAATGGCAATACAGTAAGGCTGCCTGTCAGTGGAAAGATTAGGCAGCACAATATTCGTATTTTGCCTGGAGATAAGGTTGAAGTTGGCCTAAATGTATTTGATTTGTCAAAAGGCCGGATTCTGTTTAGACTATAATAACTTTATATAAATAAATCAAAAAAGGAGTTTATATGAAGTTAAATGAAGCATTAGATCTTTTACAGAAAAATGGTGCAAAAGTAAAATCTTTAAATGAAACAACCGCAATAACAACACCAAATTTCATTATACAAAATGAATTTATTGATGTTCTTGAAAAAGTTAAAGATTGGATTCGTAATGATGCTGATGAAGAAACTAGTGATGTAGCCGATGCATTAATAAAAGCATTAGATAAAGCACTTGATAATGAAGAACTAATGGCAGCTGCCACTAATGAATTTTTAGATAAAATTGGTTTTACTGATGCATTTGAAAAGGCTTGGGACGAATAGTAAATAATTTACTTAAAATATGTATTAAAGTTAAAATTAACCATAATGTGGTTAATTTTTCTTTTATAAATATTATTGAGGCAAATTATGGTTCAGATACCAAAATATAACAATGGTCATAAAATTGATTATTGGGAAATGAGAAACAAATTTCCTGAATGGGCTGAAATACTTGACCAACAGAATAACTGGAAACAGTATGAACAAAAACCTGATTTAGCAGGACAGCCACCTGAAGTCGTCAGAATGATCCCTCAGGATGTTAGAGATGGCAAATTTGACGATAGAATAGATGCTTGGATTCTATAGGAATATATACAGTATGGAATCTGAAGAAATTATTGATAAGCTTTGGAAACGCATTGATGAGTGCTTAGATGATGAAAATGGTCTAAGCTGTATGCGTCGTTTGGTAAATAATGCCAATACATTGACCAATTATCTTGAATCTTTAGGAATGCTTACCGAAGCAAATAAGGCTTTATATTCTGTTCAATCGACGAATAAGAAAATTAATCTTGGTTCGCATAGCCGTTCAGTTGATAATGCTTTGGTGTTCATATTCCTTAAAATGCTTACGACTATACCATCAAGGACTAAGGCATATAAGCTCGGTTTAATTGATAAGGATGGACGATTAATCAAGCAGCCAGTAACAAAAGAAGAAAATGATAGCATATCAAATCTTGATTTGTTGATGTTCAAGATTAGGAAATGGCTTGCTTCTAGGTTACAGTATCTTTCTACAGTATCTTGGATTAAAGGTGCTGGCAATAATGTTAGATTACAGAATTATTTTGCGAATACTGATGTTGTTGCTAAACAATATCAAGTACAAAGAATTAATGCAGATCTTGAACGTATTTTGAATAAAGGTTAAACATGGCCTGTCCAGAATGTGAAGCACAAAAACTTATCTATGGGTTCGCTCTAGAAAGAAACGGTGAATATATGACAAAAGTTCCGGAAATAAAGAAGTGTTGTGCAGTTAAAGTTAAAGTTGTTGATTATGATTCTTTAACAGTATATTTTACTTGCAATGGTAAACAATATCAAATGATTAAGAAAGAATTTATGAAATCCAGTTGGAGAGTTTACGATAGTTTTTAGGAGATAATATGAAACTTGATGAAGCAAAAACAATTTTGAAGAATGAAGGATATGTTTGCGAGACTTTCATTAAACCTAAAGCTGATATTAGTGAAGCAGATTTAGCAGTTAAGATTTATGAACGCTGTGCATTTGCTGAAGACCACA